GTACCTCCGGGAGTTTGATGTGACACTGCTGTCGATGCAGTGGGTGCACCCCGAGGACGACAGCAGCTTTATGGGCGGGTCGGAGATGCGTTACGATCGGCTGTGGTCTGATGTGTACGAATACTCTGTGCCGGCTGGGGAGGGCTGGGATAAGGTCGTGTTGCACGACACCTACAGCCACCCACGCTGGTTAAACCGCTTCGGGACCGGCGTCTGCATTGAAGACGTCTACGAACTCACTGACCCGCTATCGCCGCACAGCGCTGTTTACAGCCTGTTCCTCATACGGCCAGTCGTGCTGGTGCCCCCCGTCCCTGGGCCCAGCGCGGTAGACCGTCACGTGTTAAGCGTGATAGCCTACACCCCCGAGCAACAGCGGGGTACTCTCCTGCGCTTACTTGCTGCGGACGGGCTAGTCACCCCCGACAGTGCGCACGAGACAGTGGAAGTCATCGTCCGCGATCTGGCCAGCCGGGCCGTCGCCGCACGGGCGTTGCACAATCCTATTGACTCAGTAAATGTCGCCCTGACGGGCCGCATTCAGAAAGACGCGTCGCTTACGGCGCGCCTGCCCATCATGACCGCGTTGTGGTTGCGGTTTGTGTCGTTGCCGTTGCGCACCCGCCTTCTTGCTTCTCTGTACTTATTCATCGTAGCCAACTTGTTGGTCTACGTGTCTTGGTCGAGCTTGCTATGGCCGGTGACGCACACCGCGGGCACCATGATCTGGCAGTACCCCAGCCACGCCGGCTTGTTTTTCGTGGGTTTGTGCGGACTTATCTACATGCTCCGCAATCTCACCATATGACGGGACTCGCGGGCGTTCATCACGCCTATTTACGCGTCCATACCCAATGCGACGTTGTACGCCCGCCCGGGCCTTAGGTTGGTTAGGGAAGACGGCTTGCCTACAGTTGGCCGCCGTATAGCTGGATACCATATCGGGCCGGTTTTGAATGCCCGCCCGATAATCTGGGAACCGAAACACCCAGATAGTGTTTAACAAGCGCTATGTCGGAACTTGTGCGAGTCCGCGCCTTACCAAGCCGAACTCCGCACTATCATTACTGCCTTCAACACAGCCCTTGTCACGGAAGGGGCAGACGCGTTAGGCGTCAAGCCGTGCAAGGCGGTGGGCCACGACGAGGCCCACTTCGTAGAGGCCCAGAAGGGCAACCGAACTAAATATATCGCGTACCTGGCTGCACTTGTCCAGATCCTCACCGTTACCATGTTCGATTTTTACGGGAGGATTGTGCAGAAGGCTAACTTCTTTGTGAAGAGGGAAGTTATGGCACCAGGAAAGATGCCCCGGGCCATAATAGATGTGCCAAAACACGAGGTATTGGCTCTGCGCCCGTATGACAATCTAGTCGAAGAATTTACCAGACTACATGCGAG